AACTGTGTCTGAGTTGCCTCGGTGGAGGTGTATGGTCCGTTGTCTCGGATCGGTGAGGGTTCCATGGTGGTCAGGGTAGTGGATACGACAACAAGACGCTACTTCCTCCCGTTGTGTGAAGTGTACGGGGTAGGGTAGACTGTGATGACTATTCGCCAGACAGGAGAACCCCATGCGTCACTGGACACGCTCCGAACTGCAAGATGTCACGATCAACACTCTGGAGGAAATACAGCAGACTCTCGAACACGCCGATATTGGGGACGATCAGCAACTCCTGTCCGCATGGGTCGCCTGCCACATCCCCAAATACCTCTGGAGTAGAAGCACCAAACTCGTCACAACCGCTGTTGTGAAACTCGCCCTGGAAGCCATGGCCAATAGCACCACAGAAATCGACTGCACCAGTGCAATCGCTATGGGGGAGATCCGACATCAGACCCTACATGCCATGATCAATCAGGCACTTCATCTGCTCGAAAACCCAGACCCATGCCCCAGACCCATGCCAGGATACGACAACATCACATGCGGAAACGACATCCTCCCCGGACATGTCTACTGCACAGCATGTGAATGGCACCAGCAACTCGCAGACCTCGCCGGAATCAAATCACAATACGTGATCACCGGATACACTGGGAACTCAGGAACTATCACACCAGTTCCAGAATCCCGACAGACCACCACTACACACACCGACGCACTCAGCCGAGCAGACAGCATGATCGGCACCTACCAGGGTGCTCCACGCAGTAGAATCGGAGCGGCCCTCATCGAATGGACCACCTACCACGGAACCACCTACCGCCGCGCAGCAGACGGTAGATCAACCAGAATCGAACTCCCCGAAGGCTCCGGACACCAATGGATCACCGAGGGCTGATAGGCCCGACACGTCTCAGAGACCTCCACGACGTGTGACAGACTGCCAACGGCGCACCTCTCCCCCAGGGAGGTGCGCCGTCTCTGTCCCACCAGGATCGTGTGACCTTCATCATCACACTTTATGATCACCATATGCCGCTCGCGCTGACACTCGTTCTCTACACTCTGGCGGTCGCACGCCTGACCACCATCATCACCACCGACGAGATCAGCAGACCCGCCAGACAGGCCCTTGTCCGACGATTCGACCCCTTCAACCGCCTCCACCGATGGATCGTCTATCTCCTCGGTGACGCCGACGACCAGACAGCAAATGGCTGCCCCTGGTGCGTCTCCATCTGGGTTGGACTGCTCTCCGCACCCCTGATCGTGACGGTACCCACCAGTCCCTACCTCCTCGTACCCGTCATCGGACTCGCAGCATCACAGGTCACGGGCATGATCTCCCGGATTGGTAGGTCGTGAGATGGCATCCCCACAGCAGACACCAGCAGTAGATCTCGCCATCAGACACCAGGCTGCCGCGATCGACACCATCCCCGACACTGGAGCCGAACACGACCAACTCGAAGCCGAACTTCGACGTCCAGTTCCAATCGACCCGGAGGTACGCCGCACCGCACTGAAAGCCGCTGCGACCCGAGGCCACACCATCACCGCCGCGGTCAGCCGCGTGGAACTTGATGGAGCCAGCTGGAAAACGTATCGATTCGGGGACCGGGACTGGCAGACGGACGCTTGGCGACTCTACGACATCACCGGACAGTTGCGATTTGTCGCAAACTGGGTCGGTAACTGCTTATCCCGATGCATCCTACGCGTCCATGAGGTGGACGAACAGGGCAACATCGGAGCACCAGTCGAAGACCCAGAAATCGCACAGCTCGGCTCCGGGCCGCTCGGTATCGGGGACTCCAGGGCCGAGGCCCTCCGACTCTGCGGCATCGATCTCTTCGTATCTGGTGAGGCATTCCTCATCGCCGAAGCCGAGGGAGGTCCCGACGGATCAGACCTCTGGTGGGTGGTCACTGCCAGACAGATCAAACGACTCGGGGACGTCATCACGATCCCACGATCCCCCATCCACGGTGGTGGCATATTCACCTACCGTGACGGTGTTGATCTGATCCTCCGCTGCTGGACACCACATCCCAACGACACCAACGAGCCGGACTCCTCCACCCGTTCCGCGATCCCCGACCTCCGCAAAATGGAGGCCATCCGCAAACGCGAGTTCGCCGAGCTGGACTCACGACTCATCGGAGCCGGGATCATGTTCGTGCCTGACAGCATGGACCTTCCCAGAGGGGAGGATGATCCCACCGGACCCGACGGATTCTCAGCCCTCCTCATGCGGACCATGGCAGTCTCCCTCCGTGACCGGTCGTCCGCCGCTGCCATGGTCCCACTGGTCGTACAGGGCAACGCCACCGACATCGACAAGATCAAACACCTGACGTTCTGGTCACCCATGTCGGAACAACTCGCTGGAATGTGGCAGAACACCCTCATCAGTCTGGCCGAAGATCTTGACGTCCCCCCCGAGGTCATGACCGGACTTGGGGGCTCCAACCACTGGTCAGCCTGGGTAATTTCTGACGCTGCTGTGACCGAGCAGATCAAACCCGTGGCGTCCCGTGTCGCATCCGCACTGGTCATCGGCTACCTCTGGCCAGCACTCGAAGCCCTTGGCGTTGAGGACGTCACCAGATACGCCTACCAGTTCGACACAGCCTTGTTGACCACCAGGCCGAATCGATCCGCCGATGCGATGACCTACCACACCGCCGGACTGATCTCCGATGACACGGCGAGGAATGCAGGCGCCTGGACTGACGATGACGCTCCCTCACCAGAGGAGGAGGCACGCCGGTTTGCCCATGAACTCGTTCGCTCTGATGTTGGCTATCTCGCCGATCCTGAGATCCGGAGACTCGTCGGATTCGCTGAGATCAGTGCGATCGGATCAGGGGCCGGTCAGGAGGAGCAACCAGCGATCGAACCAGGACAGGACACGAACGGTCCACCAGACACGCTGCCCAGTGGCACCGACGCCCGGCCTGATTCCCAACAGTCACCACCACCAGTAGCGTCCAGAGTTGAAGGACTTGATGTCGCGTTAGCGCTGCTCACACGTCGAGCAATGGCACTGGCAGGGCGGAGACTGATCCCACACAACCGCCGTACTCAGTACGCCATGGTGCCCCCCTACCGGTTGGCAGCAAAGTACGGTGCGGTTTCCGCCGACCAGGTATCAGCGCTTCTGGCGAATGCCTGGACAGACCTTGATGTGGTTGCCGACCGGTACCAGCTCGATACCGCAGCGTTGACGGAACTCCTCGATGGGTTCTGCCGTGAGCTCCTGACCAGGGGCATTGCCTACGGCGATGATCTGTTGACTGATCTGTTGCGATCCTCCGCAGTCATCCGACGTCTCGGGAGCCACCATGCCTAACGGTCACATCATCATGGATGCCTACGGCTCCCCCCGAGCTCTGAGAGTCACCGTCGTTGATGCGGAGACCAGGCAGACGACCATGCGCCGAATCCCAATCGAAACAGAAATGATCATCGTTGATTGGGAGGAACGGTGACCGAACCGTGGACTGGTGACGGTCCCGACCCCTGGCTACCAGACCGGATCGCGTACGCCGAACAGGCTGCCGCGGCTGAGATGGCCGTCCGGCAACAGGTGTGGGCCGAACTGTCTGGTTGGCTCGTCACCGTGTCCCGCTCGGTGCTCGCCGCGGTCCGCCCTGATCCCATTGCTGTCTACTCTCAACAACCAGCCTGGACAGCAGCCGTCAACCGGATCGTCTCCGGGACGATCACTGACACGATTGGGACCGCGTATCAGACCATGTTGGGCGATGGCTACCGGTTCGAGTCTCGCCCGATGGTTGTTGACCATCTCGCGCAGGTCACCAACCGGATGGTCCGCACTCCAGACCAGGTGTTCGACCTGGTGGCTTCCGAGGTGGCCACTGGTGCCGAGCTCGGGGAGTCGATCCCGACGATCGCCAACCGGGTTGAGGACGTTCTGGATGCGACGCATACCGAGCGCTGGCCGAACCGGGCGACCGTCGTTGCCCGTACGGAGACGATGGGTGCGCTCAACGCCGGTCGCACTGATGCGTTCGTGGCGGTCGCAGAGGAGACCGGGGATGAGTTTGAGCAGGTATGGCTTTCGACGATCGATCGGCGGACGCGGCGCACGCATCGGGCGGCGGATGGGCAGCGGGTTCCGTTGGGGCAGCCGTTCCTTGTTGGTGGTGCGTCTCTGCGGTATCCGGGTGATCCGTTGGGTCCGGGTAAGGAGTGCATTCAGTGTCGGTGTTCGTCGTTGTTGGTGGAGCCTGGTGAAACGTTGGATCTTTCGAATCGTCAGTTTCGGATGGGATGAGTCTGATGGGTCAAGAGTGCTGGTTTTGTGACAGAAAAATCACGTCTATCTGGCATGCGTTTGTTTGTCCGATACGTGAATGGTTCGGTGGCACTCCAACGACCACCGTGTGGGCTGCCAGCACGGCCCCCGGTAAGGCAGCAATGTTGATCACACTGAGCGTGATGACACTGGGAATACCGGCAGTCATCTACGCCAACATAGCAATATGGACAAATCACTGAAAGGGGCCAGCATCATGGGCACCAGATGGCGGGGCATGCTCGCCCCACTGGACACATCAACAGGCGACGGACGTCGATTCGCACCAGATGGCATCACCACCAGAGAACTCCCCCTCGCCCTGAAATGGCAGCGCATCGACGAGGCTGGTCATGACACGTCAGTAGTTGTCGGATCAGTCGACACGATCGACGTCCAAAACGATGCGGTCTGGGCAGAAGGTGAATTCTTCGACGACCTTGACCCAATCGAGTTCGAACGGCTCCTCAAAGATGTCAGAGAAGCCATGTTCCTGACCGGGAAAAAGGTCATCGGTCCATCCGTTGACGCTGGCGCAGTTGAAGCGGCCTACGTCAGGGTAGGCGAAGACACGCCACTGACCAGTGACGAACTGGATCAGCTTTTCTGGGATGAGATGGAGAGTGGAGAGCCTGCCCCCGTCGAACTCCTGTTCACCAAATACGAGATCAGTGCTGCAACCCTGGTGACAACACCGGCGTTCGCCGAATGCCGCCCATTCGAACTAGTCGAGCCAGCGCTGACCGCTGCTGTCCGCCGATCCGGATGGGACGCGTTCCCGCTCGCTACCAGAGACGACGCATGGGACTCAGCCGCTGCCGAACGCAGGATCGCCGATGACGCTGGAATCGGTGGGGACTCACCAGACTGGGGCCGCTACGCGCAGGCATTCCTCTATCAGGATGACGATGCTGATCAAGAGCTGAAGGGAACCTACGGGTTCCAGATCGTCGACATCCTCGCCGGGGATCGGGTCATCGTGCCTCGCGCCGTGTTCGCGGTCGCGGGAGTGCTTCAGGGCTCCCGTGGGGGTACTACCATCCCCGACCAGGATCAGCAGGACATGAAAGATGTTGTCGCTAGGCTCTACGAGCGGATGGCCAACGAGTTCGACGATGACACCATCGTCGCTCCATGGGAGGCATCGTCAGAGGCTGCGTGCACCCCGAAGCGGAAACGACAGAGCTCTGCTACCTTGCTGGCGTCCGTGACCGCCGCGGCCGCGCCCCGTGTCTACGACGTGACAGCGTTCGCTCCGCCCCTGGCTGAAGTCTGCGGGTTGGTCAGCCTGACCGTCACGGATGATGGTCGCGTGTTCGGGCACATCGCAACGCACGACGTCTGCCACATCGGCATCCCCGGGGTCTGCATGACGGCTCCGGTCGACCTCGGCGGTTTCGACCAGTTCCACCGGTATCCGCTCATGGGTTCCGATGGGGAAACCATCGCGGCCGGCAGGCTCACCTACGGCAGCGGGAAATTCGGTAGCACCTGCTCATGCTGCCGAAACAACGACGATCACGCGTGCAATGCCCTGTCGATGGGTGGGGCGATCGCGCATCACGATCAGATGGCCACCGTGGCGTACGTCCGCGCGTGGGAAGACCTGGAGAACAACGCGATCATGGTCGCGGGTGTCCTCGCCGATGGTGTGACTGCTGACCAGATCAAGGCCATGGCACGGGGCCGTGTCTCTGGTGACTGGCGGGCGCACGGTGGGGACCTCGCGCTGACAGAAATCCTGGTGCTGTCCCGGGAACGCCCGGGATTCCCCCTGCCTCGGGCGCGGATGGCCGATCACCAGATGCTGGCGTTGACAGCAGCGGGCACGGTACGGCCACAACGGCAACGGTCAACGACCATGGTCGGGTCTGGCATCGATTATCAGCAGCTTGCGACGATGATCGCCGACAGGCTCGCTGCGACTAGTCTGGTCGCTCCAGCTCAACCGGTGCGGGAAACCAGTCAACCGGATGATCATCATGAGGTCAGTGGGGATGATACTGATCATGCTGATGCTGTGGCAGCTCTGACCGCAGAGTTGGGCGTGATCTTCGCGAGTCGTGATGAGGTGGATGCCCGTCGGTTGGCGGGAGACGTGGAGAGGATTACCAATGTGTTGCGGTAACAACATCGTCAGGGACTACGGCCAGGCAGGTGGTACCGAGTCGAGTGGGTGGACAGTGACCTA